GTTCTTTGATTTAAAGATACAAAGGACGTTACATTAGAATCACAAATCTGAAATCGACATGTTGAGTCAGCAGTAGGGAAACCATTTGTTTGGTTTGCAGAGTTAGGGTCTAGCATAACAGCCCACTCATGAAGTTCAAATGCTTCTCCTTCAGCGATGTCAATGTAGTCGGTTAGATCAACAACTTGGTTATCTGCGCCTGTATCAGCGTCAATTCTTACAGTTAGTTCAAACATTTTTGTCTTAGCACTTGCCATATACCTATCATGATTGGAGAAGTAAATAAATAATACTACTTACCCTAGTCTTGAACATCTAGGCCGTATTTGGCGGGATTAGGGGCGCAGTCCCCTAAATCTAGCCCTCTTTGGGTAATCTTTCGGAATTGTTTAATATTAAACTCCGACTAGCGGTTATTAATGGAGTATTTGAGCGAGTATATCTGTGATTATTGCGAGACTTCCCATCTCTATGCTGAGGTTGGAACGATAAAAGTGAAAGAAATGCACCCCGAAATGATGACAACAGTCTCATTTTTTTGTAGTGTGCGATGTTTATGGAGGTATTTTGAATGATTACTAACACAAATCTAGAAGAACAATGTCAAATTTGTTGGAGTATGATATTTATTGGTGATGAAAGGGGCATAATACATCATGATGATGGAGATAGATTAGGTTGTGTTATGTGTTGTGCTGCTGCTGAAAAATTAGGATGGTGTATTTCAGTATGAAAACTATCATTACAGCATCAGTAAAAACAACGACAGCTCAAGCATTACAGAAGGTTACAAAAGGAAATAGATCTAATGTTGTCGACAGGGCTATTTCTGAATACCTAAAACAAGGTATTGAATTTAGTGTTCAAGATGTCCCAACTAAAAGATTAGCAAGTGTTTTGATGTCTAGATTACAAAATCAAAATAATTGGCAACATACACCATTATCTCTAGGCTTGTGGGAATTAATTCAAACATTAGACGATGATTCAATTTAGATAATCATAGGCGCTAGATCTATTCCTAAAGACGCTGCCAATAATAAGACAATAGGCTTGGCCATTTTTGTCAATAATCTCAATTCAACTACTACTTCTTCAACTGCTCTTAATCTTGAATCGATTCGGTCAAGTCTTGCGTCTTGAGCATCATCAACAGTCAATCTAACACCACCGAAACAAATGTTCGCCAAACAACTCCACCTATTGAAGAAGTGCCTCCCGTAGCAATCCCTTTGGCAACTTTAGCAAAAGCATAACCTAGGTCTCTAGCATATTCTTGTTTTGTATCTGCCCTATATGCAATATCCAGAGGATTAATGTCAGTTCTGTATGATGAATAACTTGCTTCATCAAATAAAATATCTTGTTTAAGCTGATAGCCTAACATTTCATACTCTTTTGGAGTAAATACTCTTTGAGTCTGAAATATTCCTAGATCCACAGTCATATTGTGTCCCCAATTTCATTCTCTGAGTCAGAGTTTGATGATAGGTTATACGCAGTTAAAGCAGCATCTAGATATTCAGTTTCTTTTAATTTGACTTCTTCAGTTAGTATTTTGATAGATAATGATGAAAAGTTACGTGCAGTATATCCGATGGCATTTACAATTGGATTATCTCCGCCACTAATTCCCTGTAAATATTGAGAAGGATATTTGACTACCCTATATACGTACAATCTAGGGCCAAGAATATCGGGTAATGAACCCCATCGGTTAACTTCTGATACCATTAAATCACCTGCCATAAATGGCGCATATGGATCAGGTTGTATTGGTGGGGTAGCCGTAAGGTCGCCTAGTGTTAAAGTCCCGTTCCATGTGCTTAAGGCATTACTCATGTTGATTTGTGAAATAATAGTTTGAGCAAATACGCAAGTATGGTTATTTGGTATCTCTCCACCTGTATAGACTCTTTGACCTACTCCACCCAGAGAAGCATCAAGGCCCATATCTAACAAACCGGCCGCTTGTTCGGGGAAGCCTACTAATCTTCTATTTGCCAATGGTGCGGTTAGGACTAATACAGTTTCAAAACAACGGTTAGCAGGGTTTGAATTCCAATCTTGACCTAAAGGCGCTTGCCATGGCCTTTGAATTTCAACTGCTGTAGGTCTGAAAACTCTGCCTTCTTGAGTTAATTGTTCTAAATCAACTTCCAGATATTGAACAAATAAACCATCACCTTCAACTAAAATAATGCCATTATCGTCGGGCATAGTCATTGTTTCAGAATTAGGGGTGTCATCACCTGCGGCTCTATTTGCAGAATAAACCATTTGACCTAGTTCAACATCAAATACTCTTTCAGCCATTTAATCACCTTTTAGATCGCTTGAATGCTTTAGACATTTTACTCAAATCTAACCTACCTTTTTTAGGCCCCGATTTGAATTTAATGTGGTTGTTTTTGTTTTTGATGTATTTTTGCCAATCAGATAATTTGCGACTAGCCTTACGAGCCCCAGACTTAACAACCTGCTTCCCTGCCTCTCTAGCTTGAACCTTTGCCTCTGAAACTACACCTTCAACAAAAAGGGCTCGCAACTCTGCAAGAGTTCCTTCAACTTTAACCATAATGGCCACCTCAAGCAGCAGCCACTTGTCCGGTTTGAGTCAAAATCAATGCCATATAGTCTTTAGCCGAAGGCTTGACAATTCGACCTCTTAGAGTCAATGTGTGTGTCAAAGTTCCAGCACTTGATTCATTTCTGATCCATAGAGATTTAGAAACTACTAGGTTCTCAATGTATTCATTGTTTGATGATATACTTAGATTCACATCGGTTGTTAGGTTTGCGACTTGATAAGATATGCGAGCATATCCTAGAGATGTTCTTTGATTTAAAGATACAAAGGACGTTACATTAGAATCACAAATCTGAAATCGACATGTTGAGTCAGCAGTAGGGAAACCATTTGTTTGGTTTGCAGAGTTAGGGTCTAGCATAACAGCCCACT